ACATTAAAAAAGTTTTATGCTACTTTTAAACAAGCATTACTTGGTTACGAAACAGGATTAGAAACATATTGCAGAAACGAATACCATGATAATTGGGAGTTCGCTGTAAATTATTTTAAACGACACAAAAAGTTTCCTTATTAGGAATTGATGTTTGCTGGGGGATAGACAAAGGAGATGTATGTACAATACAAAATCAATCCTGGTTCTGTCGGATTGTCACTTTCCATATCAGAAAAAGGAGTATTTTAGTTGGATTAAAAAACTAAAAGAAAAGATTAAGCCTACAATGGTTCTAATGATAGGTGATTTGATTGATGCTCATAGCATTAGTCAGCACCTACATTCCCCTGAGCTTAAAAATATTAAGTATGAATTAGAAGAAGCCAGGTCTTGTATTAAAAAGCTAAGAAAAATATTTAATTGCCCAATGCCTATTATTTGGGGTAACCATGATATTCGAATACAAAAATTAGCTGAAAAATCATCTATACCTAACTCTTTCATTAAAGATATAAATGAGATATTAGGCATAAATCCTAGTTGGAAGTGGACATGGCATAATAAATTAATATTAAACCTCCCTAACAAGAATAAAGTATTTTTTACACATCATTTTAAATCTAATGTCTTAGCTAGTGCTAAAGAATTAGGTTTATCTTTAGTCGTCGGTCATCAACATACAAAAGCATCTATTGAGCTTTTTTCACATCCCCTAGCTTTAAATTTTGCCATGTGTGTAGGTTCAAGTATTGAGCCTAATCATGAGGCTTTTAAATATGGAAAGAACTTTATCAAAAGACCAATAATATCTTGTGGCAGTATTATTAATTCAATACCGCAGCTGCACCCTATGTTTTTAAATAAAGATGGAAAGTGGACTGGCCAAGTATGAGAATAATTTACCAATCAGGAAAACTTTATATCAGCCTTACTAGAGATGAATATAAAGATATAGAGCCTGGTACACCAACAGAAATAGATATTGGCAACATTTCTGTTTTATTAAAAGACATCACTAATATTTCTTATGAAAGATTAAAGGAACTCGAATGTACCAAGAAGTAAAAGAGAAAATTAAAAAATCAGAGGGCTTTTCTGATACAGGATATTTCCTAGAGTACAATGGCCCTAATGGTAAAATTAAAGAAGACTTTATGACTATTGGGTATGGCCATAAATGCGTTGATGGTGATCCTTATGAGCCTGGAGTTAAATATTCAAAAGATGTTTTAGAGAAACAATTTGAAAAAGATTTTTTAGTTTATCTTCATGCTGCCGAAAGATTTATTGGCAGCTGTGAAGTACCTGGTGCTATTAAAGATTGCATTATAGAAGTTGCCTACAACATCGGTGAGCCAAAATTATTTCAATTCGTCAAGATGCGTCAAGCGATGCTAGATGGCGATTATAAAGAAATGGCTAATCAACTTAGAGATAGTCGTCTTTATAGAACACTAACTTCAAGATATGAACCTATCTGTCAAATAATAGAGGAGTCTTAATATGTGGACTATGTTATTAAAGCCGCTTATCGGAGTTGCCGGTGATGTAGTTAAAGGTTTTGTTGAAAAGAAAAAATTAGAGTCAGAGCAAAAACTTACAAAGATAAAAGCCGAGACTACCTTAATGGAAAAACAAATTAAGGGTGAGATCGAATGGGATCTAGAAGGTATTAAAAATACTAAAGACTCATGGAAAGACGAATACTTAACTATTTTATTTTCTATACCTCTACTACTCTGCTTTCTTCCTTTTACAGTTGATTATGTAGAAAGAGGTTTTGACGCTTTATCTAAAACACCTGATTGGTACAAGTACACACTTGGTGTAATTGTTTCTGCTAGTTTTGGTATTAGAGGAGCTACTAAATTTTTTGGGGGTAAGAAGAAATGAGTACCTTAAAAGAAGTAGAGTCTTTATTAAGAAAAGCAAAAAAAGAACTAAGAGAAGTCAAAACTCATAATGGCTTCTTATTAGAGAGATTAGAAAAAGCTCACGAAAGAAACCACGAGCTTAGAAAACAAATTGAAAATATGACTGTCGATGATGTTATGGTTAAATTAAAAGCAAGAGCCGAACACGATGCAAGAATAAAAAGAGACAAAGAACTATTAGAAACTTTTGAGAAACAAAAAGAGGTGGTTTTAAATGGCAAACTATCAAGGTAAAAAAGTTCCTCTTAATAAACCCCTTAGAGGTGATGTTAAGAAGTTTAAAGTTTTTGTAAAGGATGGTGACAAAGTTAAAAAGATAAACTTTGGTGATCCTAATATGAGCATTAAAAAAAATATTCCAGGTAGAAAGAAAAGTTATTGTGCCAGGAGCGGTGGCATCAAAGGCAAGAACGATAAATTATCAGCTAATTATTGGTCTCGCAAAATGTGGAATTGTTAATGGCAAAAAAACAAACTGATACAAAGCCTATTATGCCGGTAGTTAAAAAGACAACCATAGGTGATGGCCGAATAAGTTTTTCGACTATGAATAAAGATAAGCGAAGAAGCTATAAACCATACAACAGACAAGGGAGGTAATATGCCAAAAGTTGGAACTAAACATTTTTCTTACACTAAAAAAGGAAAAGAAGCTGCTAAGAAATATGCTAAGAAAAAAAACATGAAAGTTAAATACAAGAAATAATCATGTCTTTATACGAAAACATTAATAGAAGAAAAAAACTAGGCATAAGCCGATCAAAGAAAAAGTCAACAATATCTAAGTCAGCCTGGAGCAACATGAAGTCAGGTTTTAAAAATAAAAAAAAGAAAAAATAATGGCTGAAACAAAGGTTGAGATCGAATGGCTAGATACCTATGAAGAAAGTGCTGGTTGGCACAGTATTCAAGATGCTATTAAGATGAAGCCTAAAACTGTTTTATCAATAGGCTATGTCTTATTAGAGACTAAAGAATATATAATCCTAGCTGCGGATATTGATCCTAAATTAAAGAAAGTATTAGATGAAAAAAATACCATTGAAAAAATATTAGAAAAAATAAAAACCTTGTTAAAGGATAAAGATGCCCTTGATGGCTGCGATTGCGGCAGACTCCAGGTTATCCCAAAACATTGGGTAAAAAAGACTAAATTACTGTAAGGGGATCATATTAGGGGGATATTAAAACCCCCCTGTAAAGCTAAATAAATGGAAAAAAAAGTGGGCTAAAGGCCCTAAAAATCCAAAAATTGGATCTTTTTCTAGGTATATAGGATTTGATAACTCTTCTATTAAATTCAGGGCTATCTTCAATTATGTATCTAAACACTAAGCTGCCTTACCCTCATAGACAACCCAAGACCTTAGGTCAGTGAAGAACAAACCCTTATGTTTGATCTTATTGTATTTATCCTCATCCAGGATAATTATTTTGCCGCCAACTAATTTAATTTCAAAATATAGTTTACGCATGGGTACTCCTTATTTAAGGAAACACCAGGTACTCGAAAAATACTCGATTTATTTTTGCATTTTATTGAAATACCTGGCATTTCGTTTATCCAAAGTGCTAAAAATTGCTTGAATTTGCACATTGTTGAAAGAGATACCATTCTTACCAATGGTGTGCAAGGAATATAAACTCTATATTTATCAATGGTTTCTATCATTTTACTCGATAAATACTCGATTTTTTTAGAGCCTATTTAGAATCTCTCTCTTTCTTTCCAAATCTATATGAGTGTAATTATCCACCATACCCTCAGTTTTCCACCCACCTAAAGACCTAATATCTTTATCACTACCGCCATTGTTCCCAATGATTGATGCAAAACCATGTCTAGCTGCGTGTCGCTTTTTATTTGGATCAATGTTTGCAAATTCACACATTTTTTTCCAGCGATTGCCAATACCTAGATTTGAATTTTTTTTGTCCTGGAGGTTCTTCCAGGTAAATAAATTGCCTTGCCTGTTGTTTATTTTATTTAACCAATGCCATAATGAAACCTCTACATCAGAGTTATTTTCATGAATAGGAATTGGCCTAAATGTTTTTGTTTTGTTTTGAAAAATTCTTAAAATCTTATTTTCCATATCTATTATAGGATTGCCAAAGTTGTCTTTTTCTTCCCAGCTAAATCTTAATGCCTCTTGAAGTCGGCATCCTGTTCTAAATAAAAATATTAATAAAAATTTAATCTCATAGTCCTGGTGCTGCATACATTGTTTTATTTCTTCAAGTTTCCACCAATGTTTAATTTGCAAATCTTGGCTTAAAATTGGTAGCTTCTCTAAATTAAAATTTGAACACCAATTTCTATTGCCGGTATTACCAAACCTAATAAGGGCCTGTAAGGGATTGATTAAACTTGTATTAATAGTGTTATTATTACTTGATAGTTTTCTTCTTTCAGTAATTTCAATTTCGTTAAAATTACTAATATCATGTTTTCTAATCCTAGCACCAATTTCTGTTGTTGCTGAATATCTAGTTAAATAAAACTTCTTAACATCATCATCAGTAAGCTCGTCTAAGAATAAAATTTTAAGCTGCTCTGATAAGGTTTTGATGTGTTCAAAATATCTGCGTCTATCTTTACGAGGCTTTTTTTTATCCAGGTAAATATCAACTGCCTGGCTAAATGTAATTCTACTATCATTAGAGACCTTAACATTTTGAATAAAGTCACTAAGAATTTTTTCAGCATCATTTTTTTTAATGCACTTAGTAGATTTGTTTCGAATATAGACAGCCTTACCATCTAAATAGTAAGTTCCTGATATTTGGTAAAACTTAGATTTACCAATTTTTATAAGTTTAAGCATAATGTTTTCATCTCCTCAATATCTTCAGCGGTCATCATGTGCCGACTGCCGACTTTACGATTCAAACAAGTAGCCTTTGGATGCTTTAATAATAGTTGATTAATCAACCTTTTCAAAGACCTTTCATTTTTTAGCTTAAAAATGGGGTATATTTCGCTAATTGTATATAGTTCTTCTAGTTGTTTCATACTAATACTCCTTGATTTGTGTTTTTAGGTGATTTCCAAAAAATATTACAAAGCCTAAATTCAGGCTCATTTTTATATCTAGGTGGAAAAACCTTAGTTGTTTTTGTCATTAATGCGGATCTAAGCTGGTCAACATCCAGGAACATTTCCTCACCAATGTCTAATCTTTTTAAAATCATGCCACCTTTTTGAATGGCTTTTTCAATTTCATAATCTTTAATAGATGCCTTACCTTGCCAAAGCCTACCAATTTTTCTAGTAGGATATTTCATGTCACTAAACTCCCAAGTTTCATTTCTTGCCTGTTAGTTGCATTGGCATCTAACATAAATTCAATTTTAGTAATAACCCTTTCTAGCTCCGCATATTTATCATCCATTATTTCTTGGGCCTTTTCTAATTCTACTCTCAAGGCAATTACACTTTCGTCTGTCCTGGCTCTTGCTTTACGATCTTCAACAGACATTTTTAGTTCATTAAATTTAAGATTTATAAAAGTTTGATCTAACTGATATTCTAATAATCTTTCAGTTCTATCTCTTTCTCTTTTTGCAGCACGATATTCTTTTATCGCTTTCATTTTTGCTTCCGCAATTTTATTAGGGTTAAAATCTTCCATCATATTTAACTTTCAATATAACTTGTTCGAGTAATGCAATTTTAACTTGAGCATTATATTTAGGATCATGCTCGGCCTTTTCATGGTGTTGTCTACAAAGTGCAGCTAGGTTCTCTATATAGTCTTTACACTTAGAACCACCCATCCCTCTAGGGGATAGGTGGTGGATATCTTGTGCCTGGTTACCACACATAACACAACTAACTTCCGATGTGTCTCTTAATTGGAAAAATGTTAGATAAGTTTTTGTGTGATTCAGCATTTAGCACCTTTACTATTTTTACTTGTTTAGTTTGAATTAATGGGTAGGGATACTTCTGCCTGTCCCAATATCTGTCGTGTTTAGTTTCGTCAAATAGGTGTTTTTCAATATGAGAAATATTAATTTTTTTCATTTTTATTCTCCTTAATTTCATGAACGATTGAACCGATAGCCCAAACCATAAACAAATTAGCTATGGCCAGGATTAAAGTTATTGAAACGATAGTTAAGATCATTCGAAAGATATATCGTCATCAATTCTCACACCCCTTACAGATTCCCTTAGAGATGTTAGTTCGCTATCATCATGCTGAGGCTGCACATCATCATTTTTTTTATAATTATTAACCTCAGCATATAAAGCACCCTCTCTAGACTCTTTAATATCAATTTTAATTGACTTAGAGTCTGAGTCCTGGAGTTTATCTTCGAACCATTCTTTAAACTGTGCCTTATTAATAGATATGGTGGCCTTAACCCAATCAACTTTGGCCTTTTCTACATACATACCTTTGACAAATTCTTTATCGTAACTCATTCAGAATACTCCCTCTTTTTTTCATTTTTGTTTGCTTGAGGTTTAGGATTATCTAAAGCATCAAGATCGTCTTGCTCCCCTGTGCTTAACTGAAACAAAGAACGCATAAATTGTTTCAGGGCATAGCTTTGAGCAGTACCCATAGCAGTTCCACTACCAAAAGGTACGACAATATGTTTTGTGGTCGGAAATGACCAAGTGCTGCCGTCTTTGTGAGCTAACACATATTCATAAACAACACTTAAAAATTTACCGCCATCACTAATAGTGCATGACTTTTCGTGGGGTATAATTATTAACCCAGCTTTAGCACACTCAGGGTGTACTTGTTTTAAAAAGCCGTCAATGCTGGTGTAAGAATATTTTTGATAATCATTCTTAGCATCATGTATCAATGGCCCTTTTAAAGATAGCATTACCTCATTAATAGCTGTGGCAATACTTTTTGGCATAGCTTCTATTTCTGTCATTTACTCTCCTTTATGAGTTTTGTTAATTTTTTATCCAGGTCGAATGCCTTTCTTAAAATTTTAAAATAATCAAAGGCTGTTTTAATTTTATCCAGGCTAAATTCTTTAATTTCAAAGTCGTCAGTCTCTTTACCAAAACGAGCAACTAAAAATTTATTTATTTTATAATCGTACTTTTCTTCAATCATCTGCTTATAAGCAGAGCCTTGAATTAAATAATCAGGGTAAATACTTTTGGAAGTTTTAAAATCAACTAAGACATATTCATTATTTTTTTTTATTAAGAGATCGGCAGTTCCGCCATATAAAAACTTTTTTGATATAAAAGATTTTTCGCAAAAAATAACTTCTAAATTTTCTTGCTTATATTTATTCCACCAGGACAAAAATTTATTAAAACAATTTAATACAATAGGATCTTGTGGAAGATCATATTTTGAATCTTCAATATGTAATTGGGCCAATTCATGTAAATCACTTCCAATATTGGCTGCCTTGTTTAATTCATTATGATATTTTTTACCCTCTAGCCCTAAGTTGTTGGCCCAAATAATTAATCCGGTAGAATTTTTAAATCTACTTAAAATAGTGGTAACTGAAGGAACGACTTTATTTTTTAGTTTATAAGTTATATGTGCCATTTTTTAGAAATGGCAAATACCCAATATTTGATGTCCGCTGGAGGAAATTAATGCTAAAAAAAAACCGAATATTTGCCATTAACGACAAATTTAGTTCAATAAATTGATAAAATCAATTATAACTTCAAAAAATGAAGTTTTAAGGCAAAAAAACTTATTTTTCTTAATACAAAAAAATTATAGATATATTTTATTCTTTGCTAAATTAAAACTACCCCTAATTCATGGGGGTTTTTGACTGATTTAAATTAAAACTACCCCTATTTTAAGGGGGGTTTTAACTAATTAGAAATCAATTAATTGTACGCTTTTATTTGGGTTATGAATTAAATTATGAGATGAAATTATGGGATAAATACCCATATAATTCTTAACTTTTCTTCTTTTGCCATTAAGCATAATTAATTCACAATAAGTATTTTCTGAATCATTTTCTTCAATAGATGTAACAAAACCAATTAATCCCTCTAAATAAGGTTTGTCGTATCTAACAAAAGAATAAGAACCAACTAATTCATTAAATTTTTGGGGTTTACAATTAGTGCTATATCTCAATGCATGTTTTGTTACATTGTCAAAAAGTATTTTAGTTCCTTTTTCTTTAGTATATTCATTGTGAAATACGACTTTTTGAGCATCTTCATCGCCCCTAGACTCAACATGACCATCAAATCTATTAACATAGCCAACAACAACATAAGCCGGAATTTCATCATCAACCAGCTTACCTTTAGGGACTTTTAATTTTTCTGAATATATTTCAATATGATTAAAATTTAAAGGCTGTTTTTTGTGAAAATGCCTACTAACAGTAGCTTGATCTAATCCTGTTAG